ACATCTACATGTGATGGGTGCAGAGGTAATGAAGTGGGCTACTGTTGAGCTTCACAAAACTCTAGCTGTTATTGCAAAGGCAGATAAAGAAGTAGACTATGGTACAGGTTGGGGTGACTACACTGTCATGGAGAAACCTTCATGGCTATGATCAGTCATGACTAGGGCAGCTAAAGCTAAGGGCAGAGGTGGTCAACAAGAGGTTAGGGATAGGTTACTAGAAACATTCCCTGAGTTTGAGAATGATGACATCAAGAGCACAACTATGGGTGATGGCGGTGAGGACATACAGCTATCACCTTCTGCCAGAAAGACATTGCCAATTAGCATTGAGGTTAAGAGGCGTAAGTCTGGGATGAAAACTGCTTACAGTTACATAGATCAAGCAGGTAAACATGGTAAGGGTGAGCCAGTAGTTTTTTACAGATCCGATAGACAACCCTGGATTGTTATGGTAGGCATGGATCATTACATGGAGCTACTAAGGAATTGGAAAAAATGAGTGTAAAAATTTGGGATGTACTAGAAGGTCCAATCTCTAGGGATGAGTGCCCTGATAGCGATGAGTGGCCTGATGATGCAGAGTACAGTATGCTTTGTAAGGCTGAGGATGATGATGGAATGTTTGAGGCTGACTTTTACTTTGAGGTCTATGCAGATGCATATGAGTGGAAGGTTTATTTCGAGTCAAAGATTGATCCATTAATTATAAACGAAGATGTAAATGATGCTTGACTCTGCCTATCAGTTAAATATAACTAGGGACTTTCACTGTGCAATTTGAACTTAACTTAACCATAAAGGTTGACCCCTCTGCAAATTTTTTAGAGGTTGACCCTGACTATAATCTTGCTGTAATAGGTGAGGTAATTCAAGATCATCTGTATGATATAGATGACATCCAAGTAACTGAATGTGAGGTAAAGAAAAATGACTAAACTAACACTCGACGATAAAGAATATGACACTGCTAATCTAACTGATGAACAAAATCAAATTGTAAACATTTTAAATGTCGGTACAAATTCTGTTGCTATGCTTGATCACATGACACAATGTGTACGGGCTATACAACAAATGAAAACAAGTGAACTAAAAAAATCTTTGGATGGTGATAGTCAGGAAGAGTTAGACTTGTGATGAACATAGTAGATTTAAAAACTATGGGATACTTTGATTCACTAGACTCAGACAAAGATCTTTTGTTGGCGTATGCTACTTGGGTTGAGGATAAGATCTTTACTAAACGTGAGGAACGTCTCGTAGAAAATACACTAGGTCTTGTTGGTGAAGCTGGAGAGGTAGCTGAGAAAGTTAAGAAGCTTATCAGAGACAAGTCCAGGTTCACCAAAGAAGATATTATTAAAGAGCTAGGGGATGTAGTGTTTTACGTCACAGCCTTAGCCAACTACTACGGGTCTGATCTACAAGAAGTAATTGAGGGGAACGTAATTAAGTTAGACGGGCGTGAAGCCAGAGGAACATTAAAAGGAAGCGGAGATAATAGATGAGTAACCTACTACCTACAGACTATCAATCTTTTATACACAAGTCACGTTACGCACGATGGCTTGATGAAGAGGGACGGCGGGAGACATGGACTGAAACAGTAACACGTTACACTGATAACATAGTACGGCCAGCACTTGAGAAGGCTAACTTTACTGTACCTAAGATAACTAAGCTGATAAAAGAGATAGAGGATTCCATCTTAAGTCTTGGTGCAATGCCTTCTATGAGGGCAATGATGACAGCTGGTCCAGCATTTTTTCGTGACAATACAGCGGGTTATAATTGCTCATACCTACCAGTAGATGATATCAAATCATTCGATGAGGCTATGTTTATCCTCCTCTGTGGTACTGGTGTTGGCTTCAGTGTAGAACGGCAATTCATCAGTCAACTTCCAGATGTGCCAAAGCTCTTTGAGAGCGATACTACAGTAGTCATCAGGGACAGTAAGGAAGGTTGGGCTAAGGGTCTTCGTCAAGTGATTGCACTCCTATACAGTGGTGAGATTCCTAAGTGGGATACTAGCAGAGTTAGACCTGCAGGTGCAAGGTTAAAAACATTCGGTGGTAGGGCATCAGGCCCAGCACCATTGATTGATCTGTTTAACTTTGTCAGTCATACGTTTAAAGAATCACAAGGCCGTAAGCTATCATCCCTTGAGTGTCACGACATCATGTGTAAGATTGGTGAGGTAGTTGTAGTAGGTGGTGTACGTAGGTCAGCTATGATCAGTCTATCAAATTTATCTGATGATCGTATGCGTCATGCTAAGTCAGGCAATTGGTGGGAGAACAATCCACAACGTGCCTTATCTAATAACTCTGTGTCGTATACTGAGAAGCCAGATGCTGTATCATTCTTACGTGAGTGGCAAGCACTAGTAGAGAGTGGCAGTGGTGAACGTGGTGTCTTCAATCGTGAGGCTTCTAAGAAGCAAGCAGCTAAGAATGGTAGACGAGATGCTGACTATGAGTTCGGCACTAACCCTTGCAGTGAGATAATCTTGCGACCAAATCAGTTCTGTAATCTTACAGAGATTGTAGTACGTTCTACTGATGATGTTACAAGCCTTGCTAAGAAGGTTCGTATAGCTACAATCCTTGGTACTATCCAGTCTACTTACACAAAGTTTCCTTACTTACGTAAGATCTGGCAGAAGAATACAGAAGAAGAAAGATTGCTGGGTGTGTCACTGACAGGTATCATGGACAATCCTTTAATGACAACTGAAAATGAGGGGCTAAGTAAAACTCTTGAACATCTTAAATCTATCTCTGTTGCTACTAACGCTGAGTGGGCTAAGCTTCTTGACATCCCTGTCGCTGCTGCTATCAGCTGCGTTAAACCTTCAGGCACGGTATCACAGTTGGTTGATTCCGCCTCTGGTATTCACGCTCGTCACTCAGCCTATTATATTCGTACTGTGCGTGGTGACAATAAAGATCCTTTGACACAGTTCATGAAGGATCAGGGTGTACCTAGTCAACCAGATGTAATGAAACCTGATCAGACTACTGTGTTCAGCTTCCCTATGAAGTCTCCTGATGGAGCAGTAGTTACTGCAGATATGTCAGCCATACAACAACTAGACATGTGGCTAGCTTATCAAAGATCGTGGTGTGAGCATAAGCCATCGGTAACTATCAACGTTAAAAATGCTGAGTGGTTTGAAGTAGGTGCATTTGTACACAAGCATTTCGATGAGATGTCTGGTGTATCCTTCCTACCTTTCAATGAGCATACGTATCAGCAAGCACCTTACCAAGATTGTTCTAGGACAGACTATAAAACATTGTTGTCTTGTATGCCTAAGGATATTGACTGGACATTACTATCAAACTATGAGAAAGAAGACAACACTGCAGGTAGTCAGACATTAGCTTGTTCTGGTGATTCCTGTGAAATCGTAGACCTAGTGTAGAGGAAATACAATTATGAAACCAGTACGTAAAAGTTTTAACCGTGCATTGTATCAAGCTTACGACAAGAAAGCTAAAGATACTTTAGTAGATCTACTAGAAACCAAGGGCCACACCATTGTGAATACGGAAGAGAACTACTTTGTTGATGTAGTATCTCAGAAGGATGGCTACACATACTTCAATGAGGCTGAAGTAAAGGTAGCCTGGAAAGAAGATTGGCCTGCGCATTGGGAAGAGATCCGTATCCCTGAGCGTAAGCAACGCCTACTAGATAAGTATGAGGGTACTAATGGTGTGTTAAACTTCTATGTATTCCGTGAAGACATGAAGCAAGCTTGGCGTATCAAAGATACTCTACTAACAAAAGAAAGTTTAGCTGAGGCTAAGGGTAGGTACATCCAGAAGGGTGAACTATTCTTTCACATACCCTATACATCAGCTGAGTTGGTAACTGCATGATTAAAGAAACTTATCTTAAACAAGAAGTAAGCAGTACAGAGGTTGAACACTTTGACCCTGTATCTCGTCCCGCCCATTACAACATGGGTGGGATTGAGTGCATTGACTATATCAAACAAGTCGTAGGGCTTGATGGTTTTATTGCCTACTGTCATGGCAATATGATTAAGTATCAACACCGCTATCGTTATAAGCAGAAGCCTGCAGAAGACATGAAGAAGGCTGAGTGGTACTTACGTAAGATGAATGAAGCTTTGGAAGAGAAACATAAGTAAGGGTAACCCATGGGCAGACCAACCAAGAGATCTAAGAATGACTTACCACCTCTTGAAGAAGAGGCTAAGGCTTACATAAAAGATAAACGACCAAAAGAAAAACCCTTAACCAGTCGCAGGTATCTAGCGGGACAGGCCTTAGCTGGATTACTTGCAAGTGGTAAGGGTTCTTTTCAGGTAGACCAAATTAAACGGGAGGCCTACAATTGGGCAGACATAATGAATGAGGATGAGGAGGATTAATCCTCAACCTTATTAGTCTTTAATAGATGAGAACACTGAGTCGTAGTTATCATAGTAGTATTTAATTTTATTGAGGGTGCCTAGTGCATCCTCTGTTCCTATGACATCATCAATCTTTCCTTCAATTCC